CAGCAAAAATTAAAGCAGCTGTTTGCTCTCCTGCACTCGATGAAAGCGTTTGAGCAGTATTTAAATTCCCTGTAGCTGTCCAAGCAGATCCATCATATTTTAATGAAGTTGCTACATCACTACCAGTATTACCACCAGACATTATAGTAGCCGTTTGTGTACCACACCCACTTTGCTGCTGTGTAGCAATTGGTAAACTTCCACCTGTTGACCAAGCTGCAGAAGCTGTAACTGTTTCTAACTTAAAAACATTATTAGCATTATCATACCAAATTTGTCCTTCAATTGTTCCTGTATTACTGGCTAACGACTGAACAGCCGTTCCATTGATCCCCTTATAAGTAGTCATGACTATTTAGCCTTTAACAACCAACCTTGAGTTCCATCTGTATAGACCAAAGTGTTTGCTGCTCTTTCTACTGAAACTGTTAAACTTGCTGCAACACCTTGAATTTTTTCTGCTCCATTGGGGGCAACTGTTAAAGCATTAGTGTCAAATGTTCCTGCATAATCTATAAAAGATATTTCATCACCTAAAGTTCCTGCTGGTAAAGTTAAAGTAAAAGCAGCACTTGTTGTATCACAAAAATACCCTTCTCCTGCGACTGCTGTAAAACCTGTAGTCTTGACTGTTTGCCAATCTGTTCCACCTGTATTATCTACAAAAGATAAAACACCTGAACCATTAGTTGTTAATACTTGATCTGCTGTACCTGTTGCTGCTGGTAAAGTTAAAGTATAACTTGTTGTAGTTGCACTTGCTTTTAAAGCAGCATATTCTCCACCAGAACTATCTTGTAACACTAAAGAACTGGTAGCTAATAAATTTACATTACCAGTTGAAGTTAAAGAATTTACTCCAACAGCACCTAGATCAGCTCCAACATCATAAATAGTAGAGCCATCTGTATATACTATTGATTTAGTACCTTGAGTAATAACTACACCATTAGCAGCATGACCTGTATTAGCAAAAGTTAAAGTGTAAGCTCCTGAAGTATTATTAAATAAAGTATAATCACCTTCTACAGCATCAGTAAATACATTTATAGCAGCACCTAAAGCTCCTGTAAATTCTATTACTTTATTATGAACTTGATCATCAGTAGCTGAATCATCTGTATTTGTAGTTGATGTATTAGATACTAAAGTTACATTAGCAGAACCTGCAACACTTACAGCAACATATCCTCTTACTGTACTATCAATTCTATTTAAAACATAATTTACTAAATTACCCCAGTTACCTGAGTTTTCACCTGAAGTTTGTCTTTCTAATTTTAATCTAGATGTATAAGTTGATGACATAATTATTTATACTTTATTATTTTAATTTTGTAAATAATACAAAGTTTATCATAGTTTGTACACTAAATATTAGTCCAAATTTCAGTATTTGCATCAATAATTGGATCCCAAAATCTTAAATCTACAGGTATTACATTAGCTTGAAGACCTGTCATACTTATATTATTATTAGAATTAGGAATTATTGTAGCTAAATTTATGGTTATTTCTTGACCAGTTATAGAGAAAAATCCTGAACTAGAGATTACTACAGAGATTACATTAGCATTAGCATTAATTCCTGTAATAGAAATAAAGTTTTCAGTGTCTGTTGTATATTAGATAAAGAAGATGTTAAACCTTGGCCAACTATATCCATAGTATTAGCGGTTCCAGTTGTAACATTACCTAAACTAGAAGTCATTGTAAATTCAGGAACTACAATAGTCATAGTTCCATCGGCTGCTATTGAATAAGTTCCAATATATCCTGTTGCTTGTTGACCTGTAATTAAATTTATAGTATCAGCTGTTGTAATTACATTAGCTAAAGAAATATTTGATTGTTGACCTGTAATAAGATTTGTAGTAGCAGCTGTTGTAATTACATTAGCTAAAGAAATAGTTGCTTGTTGACCTGTAGTAGAAAATATTGCACCATTACCTACAAGTACTAATCCGATAGGACTATTCCAGGCACCTTCACTCCATGATTCTCTACCCCAACCTTCACCCCAATTAAGTGATGATTGAATTAGTTGACTATTAATTACAGCAACGGTATCAGGAGATGTATTCCATGCACCTACATTATAGCCTAGTCTTCCATATCCTACACTAGCACTCATAAGGATTTTCTCCTTATGCTATTCTGATTAAACCAGCAGTCGAGTTAGCAGTTGGAAACTGTAATTCAAAAGTTCCATTTGTAGAAGTTTTAACTCCTCCAAAGTCTAAAACTGCAATTGCAGAATTAGCATTATTTGCATTGTACAGTAAAGCAGCTTGAGCAGAAATTGTTGCATTTGGAAATGTAACATTATCAGCATCAAAAATTGCAGTAGTTCCATCTACAGTGATAGCTACATTAGTTAATGTATTTCCACCAATAATGTAGTTAGTTCCTGAATCAGATACTTCGTTTCCTGTTATGTAAACTGTTGTGTTTGCTGCTAGTGATGCCGCATTAGTATATAGTGCACATTTCAAAGATTGAGCAGCAAGGTTTCCACCAGGCGACATCAAGTCTTGTTTGAATACTGTGCATATCGCTTGTATTATTGCCATATTATTGTCCTCCAGTTAATGTGTTTGTACCAACAGGACTACCAGGAAACTTATAATCGGTTCTTCTTCTTCTCCGAGCTTCATTGTTAACGGTAGTAACTCTTGTATTATACAAATTTTGGTATATAGTATAATCTTCTATGTTCTTTGTAAAGAGATTTGCTTGAGATAAACATCCATATAATAAAACATCTGGAATATTTTCAGTGTACCAATTTGTAGTATTAGTATTAGATAATGGATTAATTTTTCCTTGATATCCTAATTTTATAGTATAAGCAGTGTCAGGAGTAGGTGCTAGATATACTCTATCATCATCAAAATTAGCAAAATATTTAGGTTGGCCTTGTAAGGATATATCAGGCCAGTATTCTTGACAGAAAGCTAAAGTTTTTAATTCTAAATAACTTACATTAGAACCAACTGTTATTGTTAAATAATTAAATAACATAGGTTCAATAGCAGTAGGAAGATTTACAAATCTATCTCCTACTATAGCTGTAGTAGTTACATTTTCATTAAATCCAATAGGGTCTATATCTCTTTCTAAAGCAGAAAAAGTATTATCAATAAAAGTATCTAATTGTGCAGTAAAATCAATTCCTGTATTTTCAGCCCAAACTTTAATATCATTTTGAAGACTGCTGTATGTCATTGCCATCTGTTTTATCTACCTCTACGTTGTCGTCAATTTTAAATTTAGTCCAAACATGTCCTGCAAATGGATAAGTTCCATAGTGCGTTAAAGGACTTTGAAGATCAGCATGTATTTTACCACCTATTTTTTGCCATAATCTACAAAAAGCATAATCCTCTGATAGATATCTATTACTTTTTTCATCAATAATACAGTCAAAAAGTGCATAACAATTGTCACTACCATATCTTTTACCATTAATAATTTGATCACTAGTATATTTAAGATTAGGATAAGCTTCAATCATTTTACGAAAAACTTCTTTTTTAATACACATAAATCCAGTAGCAGCATCCATTACTTCTGAAAAACCTCTTTCTACTTTAATATTTTCTGGATTTGCAAAATTTAAATTATAACCTAAAGCTCTTTGTTCTAAATGTTCTTTACTTTTTCCATTAATTTAGGTATACTGTCCCAATCAATAGATTTTCTAGGATATACTCCACAAGCTATATCATGACCAGATTGTAATACTTTAGTTACAGCATCTCCATTAAATCCTATATCAGCATCAATAAACATTAGATGAGTAAAAGCATCAGGGTCTTTATCATCTAAATCTAAAAATTGACTTACTAAAGTATTTCTAGCTCTAGTAATTAAACTTTCATTTCCCATTGTATTTAAATGAACTTTAAAATTATTTTTAGCAGCAGATTGAGTTACACTCATTATGCCATGTAAATATCCTTCTGAAAGTAAACCGCCATAACAAGGTGTTGCGATCATAACACTTAATTTTTTATTTTCTATCATGTTACAACAGTAACACTTCCTAATCCTATCTGTAACAAATTTGTGTTGTTTGTATACCAAGTAGTTGGAATAGTTGCAACTCCAACATATACAGAATTACCAGAAGTATTTTCAAATCCAGGTAAAGCAGTTACTTGATTAGGAACACCTCCTGTATAAGAGCCAGGTAATCCACCTCCTGTTCGTGCTGCCTGTGTTGCACTTATATTAGCTTGCGGTCTAGCATTTTGTAAAGTTTGTGCATCAGTAAAATAAGTTAAATCTAATTGTGGTTGTTTAGGTTCCCACTCTGAAGTATGAACAAACATTCCTGTCCATTCAAATACCATTTCTTGATAAGGAAAAGACATACCTGATCTATCAGAAATTGCTAATGCATATTTACCTCCCGCAAATTTATTTGAAGGTGCTCTATGAGGTCTAGTACTAGCTGGAACCTTAGCCATTATTAATAAAAGCTGTTGTTAATCACTGGTATAATTCTAGTAGAAGGAGTACCATCACCTGCGACTAATCGTTGATAAGCTTCTTCATAATCTACTTTTAACATTTGTTGTTGTGTTGGAGCAATTCCTACTCTTTTTTTAGAAAGGTAATAAGCAAGTCCTGCGCACATGCACTCGAAAGCTCTAAAAGGTACATCTATATTTTGTTCTACACCACTTACAGTAGAAGCTGTAATATCTTCTATTTTTCTCATACGATAATAAGTAATAGTATAATTTTGATCAGGAGCTGGATAAATTTTAAGTACAGGAGTATTTAATCTTTGTAAATAATATTGTGTAGGTCTAGATTGAGTAGTTTTATTTGAAATAGCAGCATAGTCATTAAGACCTAAAGCTGTCATTGCATATTCGCTTCCATCACTTATTTGAAGATTTGCATTAATGATATCTACTGTATCATAATCTAAAGTATATTCTGTAGTTCCTGTAGTAACTGCTAAAGTTTTATATTCTACAGTCCATTGGTTATAACCTCTGTTAGCCCAATCACTAAACATAATATTCATACTACGTCTAGCTGACCTTACATCATAACCTAAAATAGGATCACCGCCTATTCTGTCATAAGCTTCTTGTATTACATCATTTACTGTTAGAGTAAATGTAGAAGTTCCCGATAAAGCCATAGTTCTCCATTATGCAAAAAATGCTGTTAGACTTTTAGTAGTTGATACATTAGCTCCTGCTATAGTAGTTGAAACTTGTAAACTTGTTTTAAATTTTATACCTTCTGCTGGAAGATTTAATTGTACCGTTGAAGAACCAGCATCAACATTACCTGTTGTGGTTTGAAATTTTACTACTCCATCATCTTTCCAAGAAAGAGTACCTATTTCTGAACTAGGTTCTACAATAAACCTTTAATCTTGTTGGTCCTGCAAATAAAGTAATTGTTTCAGATGCACTAGATGATGCATTAGCATGTAATACTGCTGCATTAGCACTAGTTACATTTATATCTGATCCTGCCATTTTTTTCTCCTAAATTAGGTTATATTTTTTTAAGTCTTCATATAGTAAAGCAATTCTGTCATTAGGTACAGTAGAAGGTTTTAAATATTCAGCTTGTGCTGCTTTAGCTTGAACTTGTCCCATATCTAAAGGTTGTTGATTTATATTGTCATTAATATTACTACCTGGTAATTGTCCAGGAGGAATAACTGTAGGACTTCCACCAAATTTATCTATAACTTTTTCTATATTAGCTAATTTTTTCTAAACTATCTTCTTTATCTTCTTTTTTCTTTTTCTTCTTTACCTAAAACATCTTTAACTGATTCAGTAACTGATGTATCATCTATTCCTGCTACAGCTTTTTGATCTGCAGTTTGACCTGCTTCCATAACTTCTGTAGTTTTTAAAAAGTCATCATACTTTTCTACAGATGTTCTTTCATCTGTATCTATTCTTTTTTACCAAAAGAAGCAAGAGCATCACCTCTTTCTTTTAAATTTTCAAGTACTTTATTTAAATCAAATGCCATATTTTAAAGGAGGGCCCGAAGGCCCTCAAATTAATTATTAACTTAAATTATTATTTTGAACATAAGTAACAGTTATAAATCCAGTACCAGAGCCAGTATTTACACTTGTAACTAAAATTCTTTTGTCAGTAGTTCCAACATCTGCCCAGTTGTTTACTCTTGTTGCATTAGCACCAGCTGTTGCTGAAATAATACCAAGAGTACCACCAGCAACTGCTGTTGTATCTGTTAATGCTGCTGCTGTTCCAGTCCAACCAATACCTAATGTACTAGCTGCTCCATCCCAAGCTACATTTACCGATAAAGCAATGCTTAAAATTTGTGAATTTGCAGGTATCACCATAGTAGTTGTACCAACAGCTTGAGTTATAGCTTGTGATTGAGACATCACAACTTGTCCTGTGTTTTTTACATCTGAACCTAAAGTAGTTCCAGTTGTTTCTTTAATTACTCCAGCCTTAATTGGGCCAGAAAATGTAGTAGTTCCCATAGTCTATCTCCTTATAATAGTCTGCTTTTGCAGTCGTTTGGGTTAGTATTAAAAATACTAGGCATATTGCTACGCCTAGTATCAATTAGTTATTTATGCTACGCCTTCAGATCCGAATACACCTCTCCAGTCTGTAAAACCGAAGCTGTATCTTTCTCTGCACTTGTATCTTAAATTACCAGTTTCAAAATCGCCTTCAACAGCTTTTTTGATTGGTGATCTAATGAAGTGTTTCATTCCATCTGGACAATCAGTTAGAATAAAATACTGATCAGGGTTAGTAAATCTTTGATTTACTACTACACCTTCAGGTATCATACCCATGTTTCTCATTGCATTGATATCGTTGTCAGCAGTACCAGGTCTTAAATTAGACTTGATAATTCTTTCAGCAACAAACACCAATTGAGGTGGAACTGCAAGTTTTCTTCCTGATAAAGCAACTGGTATACTTCTATCATCTACAGCAGTTGAGATTTGAACTAAAAGTGTCTCTAAAGACGTTTCAGATAAATCCGCAGGTGTGCTTAGGATGTTAGATGCAGTACCGCCGCCTCCAAGAGGGTGAGCAGCATCAAGTAAAGCTTGACCGTCTCCTCCTAATGAAGTAGTAGTTGCATTATTAAAGATATTTGCACCTTTTATCTCTTTAGTTTGTTGCATTGATCTTGCTAGTGCTCTTGCATATTTAGCGCCTAGAGAACCATACAAACCATCTTCTTCAGCTTCTTCTGTAATCGCAAAAGCTAAAGCGACAGTTTCATGCACGTACCTTGAGACAAAGCCTTCTCTGCCAGAATCATAATTGATCATGGCACCTTCAGCTTTTGTTGGTGCAGCACCGAATCCGATCATTTGTACATCTTCTTCGAATGCTTTCATTGATTGCTCTGTAGAATATAGTGATCTCCACTGTTCTGGATATCTATCATATTCCATACCAAACACGGTGTTTAAACCTAAGTTGAGCTGTT